GCTGGAATAGTAAAAGATTGCGAGTAGTCGGTAAATAGTTTGCCTATATCGTTGAAGTTTTGAACGGAACTTGTAACGCTTACTTTCTCGTCGTCAAACTGCTCGATACGTCTGTACTCTTCATCTATTTTAATATAAATATCAACCATTACTGCACGTTGTTTATAGTGTTGAAATTGTATTCAAAATCCAATTCATAATTAATAACCCTATCTTTCAAATGCGTCTTAATTTGAAAATTACTACTCTTTAATATTGCTGGAACGTTATCTAATAATATTGTTTCGCTATTGAATAACTGCTCAATAATATCTGACATACTTTCGGCAACCCAACCTGTATTAAGTTTTACTGCTTTTGTTCCTGTAAAGTTAAATTTCTGCTTTTGCCCTCGAAGTGGATTGTAATCTAAGGCATCGGGAAGTAAACTATAATCTTTACTTTTCACATCGTAGGTTTCTGACTTTGCTTTGAAAAATGTAATATACTCCCACCCACCAAAGCGATTAATGAATGAGCAAATTACAGGAGTGTATTTTGTTTCGCAAACTGGCTCAGCAAATAGTGTATAAAGCAAGGTTTCAGTAGTATCATTGTATATTTCAATTCTTGTACCATTATCAAAGTCAGGGTCATTTATTGAAAATCGAACCCTAAAAAGCTCTCGGCTATCAGAGTCTAAAGTAGTACTTGAAATAAGTGCATTAGTGTTATCATAATAGTTTACTATTATTGTTTCATTTCTCGTATTACGTAACAAATTAAAATAGCTTTCATCGGTATAACTTGGAGTTAAATAGTAATACCTTTTGCGACTATCTGTAAGTAGTTGAACTGTATCACTATTTGTTTGATTGTAGCCACCTGTATAGGTTGTATAGCCATTCAATCCTATGTAAGTTGTTTCATCAATTAAATCTTCATCTCCATCAACAGTAGCATATCTAATCACTTTGCAATAGCACCAATTATTATTACTTTCTTCTGCAATTACAGTAGTTGATAGTGGATTAATTATATCAATATTCTCTTTTATAAATGGTGCAATATTATAACTATTTGCCCTTTGCGTTGGACTTGATGCAATTCCTGTAAGTGTGTACATTGGAGTGGTCGGCTCGGTTTCACCCTTATGCCAAATGTATAACTCCAGCTTTGTAGCTGTTTGGTCTGCTTCGTTTATTGTAACTATGTAAGGACTTCTTGACTGTATTACTTCCATTGTGCTAATGATTTTCTTATTGTATTTTCGGTATCTAATGCGTATGCTTCGACTACTTCGTCGGGTAATCTCTTAATGCCATCCTCAAAAGGTTTACTAAAAAATCGTGTTGGTTTAATTCCTTTTTGCCAAATTGAACGAGTGATTAAAAAAGCGGTTGCATCATAACTCATAAACTGTCCGTTTGCTTTATCTTTAAATTGAAAGCGTCTATCTTTTACCCATTGATTAATTGCTTTTGTAAGTCCACCACTTTGCCCTGTTCTACTTCCAAATCTAAATCCACCATCTTTGAACGTGCCTAAACTTTGACCGCTTGATTTACCCTTAACTCCGCTATCTTGGAAAACTCCATAATCTTCCATCTCAAAGTAAACACCTATACTGTTTTTACCTACAAATGTATCACCCTTGATTGAGTTGTAAAGATTACCTTTTACATTCTTTTTTTTGCGTGTTAAGTTTGACTTAGCTTGGCTAACTACATACTTTGTGAACTTTTTTAAAATCGCATCTAAATTAGCATCCATCGCAAACAGTTGTATCGTTATCAGGGTAACTTAATACTAAATCCAAAGTCATTCCATCTAATCCGTTTGTAAATGCTTTGTTGAATATTGTTGGCTCGGTTGCACTTTCAAACTCAATGTCAAAATCATTTCTTGTTAACCTTAATTTCTTTGTGAGGTTGTTTAGTATTGAGTGTATTGAAGCAAAGTTATCCAATCGGTTATCGTTGCCTAAAAACTTATTCGTTATCGTGGTCTTAACCTCATCTCTTTGTGCCAAAGCTGTAATTTCAAAACCTATTGTCTTTGTTTCAAAGTTTGCTGAAACAATATTAATATTAACGAGGTTGTAAATATTCTTTTTATTAAAGTCAATACTATCTTCGCTCTCCATTAAAGTAATGGTGTTGACGTCGCTATCGTTTTGTAAAATAGTAGCAATTAATTCTATGCAGTTGTATATCGGGTTTCTCATTTTAAAGTTTTTAAAATTCTTGTATTTTCTTTATCCCAATCGTTTATAAATTCACAATGTGTTAAAAATTGGAATATTGTAAGTTCGTAAACTTTGGAATGTTTGAAGTAATCTCTTCCAGCGACTGCATCAATGTATGCATACCAACTCCATTTTTCTCTAAAAGCGTTGACTGTTCCGCCGTTAGTTCCTGCTCCAAAAAGCTCGGTAAATGTTTCAGCAATTCTCTGCTTAAATCCCAAAAAAAAACCTTTGCCCCTAAGAAAGCCATCGCTGGAGCGTGTGCCATTTTAAGATAATTATCCTCTGTCCCTTTATAATCTTCAATGTTATAAAGTTTGCCAAACTTGTTTTGAATAGGTCGGTATGCTACCGCTAAGAAGCGAAGTATATCGGTTTCAGCGTAGGTATCTAAATCGATGTATTCTGCCGTAGTAAGGTTATCAAAGTTCGGAATAAAGCCATACGTTATGCCATTCATTTCAAATCTATCTATTAACGCTGGTTCGGTTTCAAATAGCTTTGTAAGGTCGTGCAATATTTCTCTAAACTCTTTAAGTGGGATATTTAGAACGTCAACAAATGATACATCACAAAGGATTGAAACCATTTGATATTCTAATATTGAGGTTTGATTTTCCTCAACTGCTTTATTCCATCGTATCATTTGGTCGATGGTAATCTCGTTGTAATTTTGTGGGATTGTTATCGTCATACTACTATAACGAAAAAAAAGTATTTTTTTCTAGTATACGTAATATTTTCCTTTGTTGGGTTTGCCTATGTAATTCCAAACTGCATAACCTAAGGCATCGAGTAAATGGTTATAGTCATCTATCGGGGTTTCTGATTTCTTATCGTGCCAAACGTAGTTATTCAACTCTTTAATTAAATTGATACTATCTTTATCAATTATAATTTCATAGTCTTGAAGTAATGCAATTCTATCAATTATCTTTGGTTTGTCAATACCTTTGATATTCAATCCTCTTTGCTTTAATTCGCTTATAAGTCTTGGCTCGGCACTATCTGCTATAATCAAATTATTAGCCCCGCAAAATCGATTATTATAAGTATATATTTCAGTTGTTGTTAATCCAGCTTTATAAAGTAATTCCTTTGCATAAACTATTTTCTTTTCTTTGTCTATTGAAACTTGAACTAATGTAGTCGGGTCAATACTAAATCCAAAATCTTGACCGTAAATTGATTTACTTACTTCTTTAAATTCATCAATACGCCAGTTGGAATAAACAACTCCCTCAGCTTTGTTTAACCACCCCCCTAATATTTGATGTTTATACTTTTCGGGATTGGTTAATTCAATTCTTTTAACCTCGTTTATAAAGCTATCATCTAAATTGTCTATATTATCTAAGTAAGTAGTATGTATGTAGGTTGTATCATCTTTAATACCATTAAATCCCTCTTGTACGCCTCTATCTTCAAAGAAGCGTTTATAAATCCAATGCTCTTTTGTTGCTGGGTTTAGGATTAAAATAACCCTATTCTGTTTGCCTTTTTGCCTAATTGATAAATTAATTTTGTCAAAGGTAGTTTCATCGGTTAACTCTTCTGCCTCATCTAAAATCCACGTTGTAACGCCTTGCAATGATTTGAGGTTTGCGGTCTGGTCACCCGAACTTGTTTTGATGCCTCGAAATATAATATCTGATTTGCTTTGTAAGTTTTTAATTTCTGATTTATTGATTTCAAATAAAGGATTGAGCTCCATTAAATCAATTTTTTCCTGAAATTCTGGAATAATTGATAAATGCGCTGATGTCATTGTTTGCCTTGTGAATAGTATTTTATGCCCTGTTTCAAATGACAAAAGGTTGGTAAAAGTACCAACCCCAAATGACTTACTTGAACCTCGACCTCCTGTTATAATAAAATACCTTGTGTCGTTTTCAAATAAAGGATAATATTTACTGTTTAGTGTTATCAACTACATTACAATATTTACATTTTAAATATTCTTTTTCTGTCTTATGTATTATTTTATTTGTGTTGCAATACCAACTTTTCTCATAATATACAATAATCCCTTTTTTGTAATCAATATAATGTGGATTCCAATCTTTCATTACTCTTTAAATTTAATTACATCCTTTAAATTGAAATCGTTTATGTTTAAGTTAGTATTATTATCAACTGTTTGCTTTGGCATACCATATCGATAACTTAACCACGTCTTAATAGCTTGTACATCGTTTTCTTTTACTTTAACTGCCAACTTTTCCCAAGCTACCTTAGGAACTAAAACGGCATCCATACTTTCGATTAATGTTATTTCATCAATCTTTGGTTTTCTACCAGCTCCCTCTCTTTTACCACCATTTTGTTTTTTTTCTTCCATCTGAAAAAAGTTGATTAATCACATTGAACAGTATAATAATTCGAGTTATTTATCAATACATAACCATTTGTCGCTGGGAGTGTTGTAGCTTCGGAATATTGAAATACATAATCCCATACCCACGTTCCACCTTGATAAGCTATCGGCTTGTAAATGTAGTAAGATTTAATACAGATGTTACCTTGTGGCTCTACAACCTCTTCGGCTGAACAACTTGTAAAGATTGTTACAAGTAAAATTAAAAGTGTGCGTTTAAAGTTTTCGATGTCTGAATGCCAAACTTTTTTAGCGTTTTCATTTCCTTTTTTTTCTGACATTTGATTGCCAAAAGTTACCAAATCTCTTTCGGTAAATAGTCCTAATTTGTTTAATAGTTTTTTCATTGTTTTATTGTTTTTAAAATTGATATTCTTTTAAAATTTCGTTAATTACATCTTCTAATTTATCGTAGTTTTTACCAAACTCACCATCCCATTTTTGCTTTGTAATTCCATCGGTAAAAATAATGCAATAAATATTATCAACTACTTCTATCTTTTCAAATACTACTTTCATATATTTTTATTGCTTTTATAAATTTTTCTTTTGTGTGTTTGTCTTTAGATAATAATTTATGGTATAATTTACCTATTTTCATCTCGTGAAAATAAAGACCTGTATTAGTTTGAGTAACTTTCATATAATTTAATTAAATCATTAATAAATGCCCTTTGATAGTCTACGCCACAGCCCCGGCATTGCCCTGTGTTAACTTTGAATAGTCTTAACCACATTTGTTCCGCTTCCAGCATATCGTTAACCTTATCAATCGGGATTGGAATATCGTTGTACCATTCCAAAAAACGTGCCATAAACTCTTTATCCTTTTCAGTCATAGGAGATGGACTTTTGAAACCAAATAATCGGTTTAGCTTTTGCTGTCGTTCCTTACAGGCATCACATTGTTCAATTCCTAAAGCGTGAGTTACTTTTGCTATTGCATCTCCAAGCATATTTTTTAAAATTTAGAACAATGTAATCTAATAAAAGGCACTGCATCTTTATACCAATATTTAACACCAGCTTTTTTTACATAATAAATAAAAAACTTATTAAATAAAATAATAGTATAATTTAGATGATGATTTGTGTATTTAAATAGTTTCAAAATATATTTTATTTTTTAAAATATTAAACCTTTTGCAAATTGTTTTATAGGGTATTCCTGTGTCACGACTTAGTTTAAGTTTATTACTTCCCTCAAAAGTTTTTACAATTTCATTTTTATCGTTTGTAATCTCTCTGCCAAAGAGTGCATCGATTAATCTTTTTTCAAAATTACTTAAATTTTTGTAAACGATTACTTTTGCTGGTTCAATATCTTCAACTAAATTTATAAAGTTATCAGTTGGTATAAATCTATTTTTACCTGTTGATTGTTTAACGCTATCTAAAAAGATAGATTTCATTGTAAAGTAAATATAACCAGTATTTACTTCCTCAAACTTTTTGCCACTATCGTGTAATTTGATATAAGTATCTTGCAAAACATCTTGAGCAACTTCCTCTGACTTGCAAATAGAGATTGCCATTTTCAAAAGTTGGTCTTGATGTTTCACAAGTTCCTGGAGCATATTACTTTTTAACTTTAACCCTTTTTGGTTTGCCTAAACTTTCTATTGAACTTCCGCCATCTATTGGTTCAGTTGTTTCAACTTGCAAAGCTACTACATAATCTTTTTCGATTAGTAATGTTGCTCTTTCGTTTGTTACATCGATAACGTCACCGATTTGCATATTGCGGTTTAATTCTTTGTCGGTGTAACTTCTAATTACTTTTACTTCCATAGTATAAATATTTTAAATTTTTAACAAACTTATAAAAAAAAATTATTACATTTACACTTTCATATAATAAGTTTTGATTTTGGTTAATTACCCTCGCAGAAATGCGGGGGTTTTTTGTTGACTACTTATTTATAATCAATATAAATTGTATAAATAATTAATAAAATGTATCTTTATTTAAAAAATAGTTTTATATTTGTAAAATAATATTAAAACATAACAATATGGCAAATGAGAGAAACGCTGGTGCAAAAAAGAAGTTTCCAAATAATGAAACAGAAATATTGCACGTTAGGAAGATAGTTCCAAAAGGTAAAGCAACGCCTTTGAAAAAAGAGTTGATAGATAAAATTAACCAGCTTCAAGCGGATGCACTTACAAAGTGCGCAAATGAGGCATTAAAAAGTAGATTATGAAAAGAGATGTAACGATACAATTTAGAGGCGTTGAATTAAACGTAACAGGCGATTATTACAAAGGCACGTTTGGTGATAGAGAAACACCGCCTGAAAGTCCTGAGTTTGAAATAACACGAATTGAATTATTAGATAGTTCAACAGACCTTTCTGAAATGTTTTACAACTTAGACGCAATAGATGACATTGTTGAAGAGTGCTTAGAAGTTATTGAAAATGAATGATACCATAATCAAAACTAATGTAGTTTCAAGATTGAAACAGTTAGTGCGTGAAATCGAAGAGTTACAAGATTGTAGCGTTGCTTTCGGGTTATTATTTGAACAGGAAGTACAACTGGAAAAGTTGCAGATTGAAGTTAACCAAATAATTAAAGAGTTATGACAGCACAAGAAAAGCAAATAGTTATTGAGGTTTTAGATTGGTATAAAAAAATAAGTCCTATTTTGGATAAAAAATATATAGGCAAGTCTTCAAAAGAACTTTTAGAAATTTATATACAAACACTATGATACCACCACCAAAAGACAAAGCAAAAGAGCTTTTTAATAAAATGTATAATTGTGAATTAGGCATATCATATTATGCTTCCAAACAATGCGCTTTAATAGCAGTTAATGAGATAATAAGTAAAGATGTATTGTATTCATTTTCTGAAAAACATAAATACTGGAATGAAGTTAAAACAGAAATCGAAAAACTATGACACCAAAAGACAAAGCAAAGGAATTAGTTAGTAAATTTTCACAGGACGCAATTAGAGATTATAAATGCGCTTTAATAGCGGTTGAGTTAGTGTTGGAAGAATTGCATTTTTCTGATACAGATTATAATTTAATTGGAAGAATAGATTATTATAGCAAAGTAAAACAAGAAATCGAGAAATTATGACACCACAAGACAAAAAAGAATTGAGATTTATTCTCAAAGCAGCAGCAGAGGCATTGATTGCCTTATCAATAGTATTTTTAATATTAACTTTAATCTTTAAATTATGAAAACAGCAGTAGAATGGTTTATCGAAAAAATCACTTTAAAAAAGACAGAAACGGATATTTATCTTTATCCAAGAATAAGTTTTGAAGATGTTTTAAAAGCAAAAGAAATAGAAAAGGAGCAACATAAAGAAACATTTAAACAATCAAGAAAAGCAAAAATATTTGAAATTGGTATGCCTCCTGTGTGGGAGTCTTGGGAACAATACAACAAAGAAACTTTTAAAAAATGAAAAAACTATTTAACATTCAAGTATTAAAAGGCATTTGTCTTGGCTTGGCTTACGAAAAACAACTTTTACAAATTGCGATTATTAAAATTGTAATTGAAGTAAATTTTAAGATTATCACCGACAATTTAAAACTATTTATTCACTGTTTAAAAGAAAATTAATTATGACTTTGTTAGAAAAAATCCAACTGGAAGAAATCCAAAAATTAAGAGATAGTAATCTATCTTTAAAAAATAAACTTCAACAAGCTAATCAGCTATTAAGAGAAATTCGTAATGTAATGAAGTTATATAAAATGAAAGTAAACGATGCAGAAGTAGTTGAGCCAAATCCGCTTGATGATATTTTTCAAAGTCCTATCGAAGAATTAAGGGATATATTTAAGAATATGTGTTAATAATTTTGTATATTTGTAAAAAGTAGTTTATCCACCTACGTTAAGACTTAAGGTTAATTATAACCATAAAACCCTGACTAATTGGAGTGGATACCAATAGTTGGGGTTTTTTAATAAATTAAAACTAAAAAAAATGAGAAATTTACCGAAGATTAATGACATTTACACTGATAAGATTTCAACACAGAAATCAGATGTTTTTGTTACTTTAATGAATCAACCCCCTAAATTAGAGTGGGTAAAAGAACACCCAATTATTCAAGGTTACAAATATTTACCTATTGAAAGGATTGAGTATTTATTAAAAACTATACTAAAATCTTATAAGATTGAAATTACAGGTCAAGGACAAAGTTTCAATGGCGTATGGGTAACAGTTAGAATACACTATTTACATCCTGTTACTAACGAATGGTTATTTCACGATGGTATTGGCGCAAGTCAATTACAAACTGCAAAAGGCACTTCCCCAACTGATTTAAACAATATCAAAAATGGTGCTTTATCAATGGCTTTCCCTGTTGCTAAAACAATAGCAATTAAAGACGCTTGTGACCATTTCGGTAAACTATTTGGTGCGGATTTAAACCGAAAAGATGTTATTAATTACGAATTAGATTTGACTTTGATTGAATTAAATCCAGCGCATCCAAATTGGGATAAAGTAAAAGAAGCTATTAAAAGTGGAGATTTCACAATAGAACAAGTACGAACAAAATATAATTTATCAGATGAAAACGCTACCAAACTTCAAGATTAGAGCAAGTGCTGGAGGTAAAATAATGACCTCGCCACGAAATAAAACAGAGTTAATTTCAGAAACTACAAAAACATACGTTAAGGAGTGGATGACTGAACACATTTACGGAATTAGAAAGCAAATCAATAATAAGTATTTATCAAAAGGAATATGGTTAGAGGATGAAGCGATTGATAAAGCTATTGAATGGTTAGATATTCCCTTTGCTATCAAAAATGAAAAGTCTTTTGAGGATGATTTTTTTACAGGCACACCCGATTTAATTGTTAAAGGAGTTGTTTACGATATTAAATGTAGCTGGGATTGTTTCACGTTCCCATTATTTGAAAGTGAAATACCTACAAAGGATTATTATTATCAACTTCAAATTTATATGCACTTAACAGGTTGCAAAAAAGCAGTCCTTACATACGTACTATTGAACACCCCCGAAGAGCTTACATACGAGGAAAAACACAACTACGATAGTATGGAAAAGCAATACAGAATTAAGACTTTTGAAATAGAATACTCGGAAGAGGTCATAGCCGATTTACAGCAAAGAGTGACAAATATTAGAGAATTTATAAAAACATTTTAAGATGGCAGAAATTCAAGTAACATTAAACGCAAACTTATTGCGAAATTTAGTAACTAAAAGAAGTTACAAAAACAAAGAGGGAGTTGATGTAGAACTTCAAGAAATCAAGTTTAAATTAGTTGAGGTTAAAGAGCCAAAAACTATTCATACAGCTGAAAAATACAAAATTGATAAAACGCATTTCGCTTGTGTCATTCAAACTAAAGAGGAACGTGAAGCAAAAAAAGAAACTATTTACATTGGTGAGGGATTTACAACTATATGGACAAATGAAACAGTACATCAAGCGGTAGTAATATCTGACCCTAAGCCAGTTGTTGATGATGGTTTACCTTTTTAATGAATAAGCAAAATAAAGAACGATTTACAAAGCTTTATATTTCTAATTTGTTGGAAATATATCCATCTTTTAAGGGGCGTGAAAATACAATTCCGCCCCCTAAATTAAAAGAAACAGGAGCAAATGATTTAACAAGATTAGTAATTGAGTTTTTAAATATTAACGGATGCCAAGCGGAGAGGATTAGTTCACAAGGTCAGTTTAGGGATGGTCGTAAAGTTGTAACTGATTGTTTAGGCAGAAAGAGAACTATTGGTAGTGCGATTTGGACAAAAGGAACAAGTACAAAAGGAACGGCTGATATATCAGCAACAATAAAAGGTAGAAGCGTTAAGATTGAGATTAAATGGGGTAAAGACAGACAGTCAGATGCTCAAAAAGAATATCAATTATCAATAGAAAAATCATTAGGGATATACATTATAGTTAAAACTTTTGATGATTTTATTATTTGGTTTGATAATTTTTTATTAGATTTGTAGCTAAATCAATTTGGTGGAATTGATACTTTAAAAGCATTATTAATTATCCTTATGGGAGTAGTTGCCACCACAACGAAACCATAGGGATATTTTATTTATAAATATGTACTACTTAAAATTACTTGATAAATTTTCTTTACTTACTGTTGGAGAAAATAAGATACCAAACTTTGGATGGAAAAAACAACAAACTGAAAAGTTAAGCAAAGAAGATTTTTTAAAAAATTATCAATACGCTGGTGGCAAAACTTTCACAGATAGCGATGGAATTATTAATGAAATAAAACCAACAAAGAATGTAGGTATTATTACAGGTTTTGAAGATTTAGAAGTTATTGATATTGATTTAAAGGTTTTTTCTACTGCAAAAGAAAAAACAGACTTTTGGAATGAATATTTAGGATATTTACGAGACAATATTTTAGACTTTGATGACA